CTGGGAACGTAGAGTCGTATGAGTTACTTTTTACAGAGTATTGATCCATTTATCGGAGTTTATGGACAAAGGTACGAACTTAACTTATCGCCTAATTTCCTTACCCTTGCGGAAGAAAACCCTGTCGTTGAAGTTTGTCTTTTTGACTTCCTTGACCTGCTTCTGGGCAGCAAGAAGCGCCAGCCCTGAGCTGATTGTTAAGTCAAACTTTGTTCTGTCGTCTATCTTAAAGTTTATCCAGTCCTCAAGCGTTCTGTTGAGGTACATACGTCCAAACTTACCACTCTCGTTGTGGAGGCCCACGTGGTCGTGGATGTAGGACTCAATAGCCTGAGCGTGAGCTTGTATCACATCTTGGCTGTTGGAAGGTATCCCCTTTGTCTTTACGTTCATCTTCGAGGATGTGGACGCTAGATGCTCAGGACGGTTCATAAGGTACTCGTCGTATCCCCTTGACTCAAAGTACCTAGCGATGCCATACTTGTTGTTCTCTATCAGCACAGGGTAGCCGTAGAAGACCGCTGCCATAAGGATATCCTCGTAGAATATCTTGGCAAGCGGAGGCCGTGAGGCGTATTCCGCGACAAACATATTTGCCGGATGCTCCATCGAGAACTTGTTGTATACGTGGCAGGCACCTTTTGAGGCCCTGTAGTCAAGGGTGGTGTCAAGGTCGTAGGAGTCAACACCCATAACCCCGAATGCCCCGTTTGGGGCAACGGGCTTGTTGTTCTCAATCTTTCGTTTGTTTCGAATATCGGTAGGTGCTAGCCAAGCCACACGCCACCGCCCATTAGGGTCGGGGGCGAAGATAACCTCGCTGTCCATCTTCCCGTCTTTCCATTGGAAGTTACCAATTACCACAGGGTCTGGGTACAGCTCCTCGTTATGTTGTATCTGCTCGTATATCTTCTGGATGTTAAACAGAGAACTCTTGGTCGAGTCGCGGAACGCCTCGTCCTCGGTAAAGGGAAACTGGCGTATAATCTCGTTGAGCTCATAGCTGTTGTTCTGTTGACCCTTCCTCTCGTTCTTTAAGAACGTCCTAGCGCCTATTTCCGTTATAGTGCCATCCTCGGTAAGTGTTGGAGTCTCTGGGTCGTCAACGATAGGTAGGCCGTACTGGCTGAAGAATCCCTCCATCGCATCGTATGCCGGGATGAATATCTTGTACAGCCCGCTCTTGGTCCTTCCGTTCTCGTTGCGGTCATTAGGGTCGGAGTCGTAGTATAAATTCCTAAACTCCCTGCCGCCCTTGTCCAATGGGTTTACCGTGGATCCCACCATCGCCTTTCCAATAACCCTACGACCAACAAGAAGACAGGTCCTGTGGATTCTCCATACCTCTCTTATGTCGTTAGGATTCAGCCACTTACCAGCCTCATCGAGAAATAGCATATGGGTCTTGCTTCCGTCGTATGCGTTATTAGTAGTATTCTTCCAGTTAATTATAGTATCCAAGGCCTCACCTCGTGAGGTCGTCTTGTTCTTCTTGGTGATCCGCTTTGATGGCTCGCGGAAGGCGAGCTCCATCCTAGGGTTTGTCGTTCCGTCAATGATGGGAGAAAAGAAGAAAGGGTATCCCTTGAATATAGGGATAATCTTAGAGCCGAACACCGCCTCCTGGGCGTCTGTTCCTGTCTTACTCATAATACCCAACAGCTTTTCCTTTACCTGACTTCCCTCGTCAACAAGCACCGCTGCGCTCATATTGGTATACCCAGAACGCCTACACTTGGTGTATATCTGACCCAAACACCTAGGATCCGCCTCGCAGGCTGAGAGGTGGACAAACAGCTTACGCTGGAAGTCTAGGTACGTAGGATATCCGATGTCTATACTGCTCCACTGGAGAAACATATAGTGGTGGCCAGTGATGTAGGTCTCCTCTCCGTTGTTCATAAACCACAGGCCTTCCTTGCGTCTCTTGAACTCCTGCTCGATGTATGGGCTCCACTTCTGCTGGAACTCTCTCGGGGACTCGTACCAGTCATCCATAGAGTTTATCTGCGCAAGCTCCCTAGGTATCTCCTGACGCTTCCACATCTGACGCTCCTTGGGTAGGTCGCTAAAGAGAAAGCTCTCTGGCTTGGGTAACTGGATACTCAGGGACTCTATCTCAATGATAGGTCCGTCCGAATTATTCGGACAGATGTTTATCACCTCCTGCTTATCGATTACCTTAAGTCCAGCCATTATCTTGCCATCCTCTCGGCGAAGCCTCCCTTGAAGTCCTTCTCCTTCTCAAAGGATCCGGACTCCTCGATGTCACCAACAAGCTGCTCGAGCTTCTGGCGTTCTACGATAAGCTCCTTACAGGCTAGCGCGGTGTCTTTGATCGCCTGCAGCTCTGCCTTACGTGCTGACCCCGTTAATTCGGGGTCTACGGGCTTGCGTATCTCCTCGGTCATATTGCTGATAGCGGCCTCCATCGCAGAGATGAGGTTACGCGCAGCATTAACTGTTGTGAATTTTACAGCTTTTGACATATCAAATGGTGGATTTGCATACGCCACAGCTTGCGGCCATTGATGTCCATCTCGTAGTCTGCGTCTTTGGCGAAGTACACAACGTCGCCAACAGCGAGACCTTCTTCCTCTAGCCACTGACTTCCGTAAACGATACGGCCCCAGCGCTTTTCTGGTTCCTTTAGGGTGATAATCTCTATGAAGCTTTTCTCCTTGTCGGCGTCGATATCAAAGGGCTCTAGGAATACCCAGTCCGCAACAGCAATAAGGCTACCGTCGGGCTTCTCGATGAGGTATGCCTGATTGCCCTGACCACCGAAGGGGTCGTAGTTGACGCGGTATATCTTCTCCTTAGGGTCAACGACTTGGGTGTCGTTGAGTGCAACGTGGTGGTGGTGGAATACGTAGTCTCCTATCTCTAGCTCAGACTTAAACTTAGCGGGAATGCCAACTACTTTAGCCTTCATAGTGCGGTGTTGGAACTCGTTGAACTTAGTGTCGAGGTAAAGCTCTGATTCGCCTACTTTGATGGTATCGTTTACAGCGCTAGGTATGTGCACGAGGATGTGGTACAATGGTATCATATGTTTAATTAAAATAAATAAAAGTTGTAAGTCGGTTACAACTAGAAGTTACAGTCGTACTCTACTATAACTGGCATACCCTCGATGGACTTCCACAGCATAAGTGTAGAGTCCTTCTTTAGGTATATGAGGTACTTGCGCTCTCCGTGGTAGTGGAGGTGAGATCCGTCGAGAACGATTGAGTCGATCTCTCCGTCCCCTGCCTTCTGGCCGACATAGTATGCCAGTGCCTTCAGTGGGTCGGTTCCCGCAATGATTTTTCTGATAAGTTCCATTTCATTTTAATTTAGTTCAAATTTAGCCAATAATCTATATTGGTTGTATCGTCCCCTTCAGAGTCCTCGCTGTAGGATCCCATAAGGTATGTGATCAAGGAAATCATCTCCTCCTTGGTGTCTACGTTGATGTTGGACACAGACTCAACCACGCTGTTTCCGTCTATATGGTCCACTACAAGTCCTGCTGATGCAATCATCATAAAGTCATCAAGCAGCCCAAGGTCCTCGGCTTTGTTTAATATATCATCGAAGCTGTTCTTTGCAAACATAAACAGTTCAATCCTAGCTTGAGCCTTATCCATTAAAGAACTCGAAGATGTAGTACTGAAAATGCGTCTAAGGAAATTGTTCCGCTACCGGTCTCTGAGGCCCTTACCGATACTATATCGCCACTGCTAAGGTTTTTAAAAAACACTTGCGTTACGTGGTGTTCGGTACCAGCACCGAGTGGTGTATCGCTAACATCTACAACAGCACCATTAACCTCTAGATCAAACCTTACAGAAGTTCCAGATCCAGTTGTTGTTAGACTTGCAGCTATGGTTATCTCCACCAGAATCCCGTCAGCTAGTATCGTTGCCGAGTCATTGACTCCACCATAAACACTCGATAGAGCAAAGTACGATGACCCGTCTCCAACCTTATTTGAGTCAGCAGCGGTAGGACCTATTGCAAAAAACTCAAGAACTTGAGGACTTACCGTCAACACCAAGGTGTCTGATGTCTTTAGAACAAACTCTGGTGCAGACTGATATCCTCCTGGGTTTATCAGTGACTTAAGGTTAGAGTAGTCTATTCTCCTCCAAGAGGTGGTAGATACGTCGTAAATCAAGAACCTATCTCCGTTTGCTATTGCGCCGATGTCAGATATAGACGATGGGTTGTCTAGGCGTACCGTTGAGCTAGTAATAGCAAGGGGTAGGGTCGCCGTTGTAACGGCGCCTCCCGAAAAAGCAGCAGCGTTAAGGGTTCGCTTGACGACTTGATTAGATCCGTTAAGAAAAAGTGCTGATGTTTCCGAAGATCCAGTAGCTGGGACCGTTGGGAACTCTAGGATTCCGTTGACTCCTACCTTGGTGGTTCCAATCTGAAGTGCTGTTGCTACTCCGTCTCCAGACTCTACGTTCTTAAGGGTGGTGGTAGCGGTGTTCGTCGCTAGCTTTAGCAGCGAAGAAAATGCGTTCTTTACCTTTTGTCCACTAAGTGTTGCCATATTTCGTACTTTTGCTACAAAGATACAATTTACTTCATTGGCTAAAAAGTTCAAGAAAAAGGAAGACCTAAAGTTTAGGGACTTCGCCTACCGCGACGATCGTGG